TAGATCAGTAATAATCGGAGCAGTACTCATGGTTCAAATACTTCTCTAAATGTTGTTTGGATCGTTGCTCTATTGTTATATGGTATAGATTTAGTCCAAGTTTCGCAAACAAATTTCTGTGCAGCAGCTTCTCCAGGAGCAGTAAAATCAAAGCTATCACTATCGTTTGCACGGGCATCAAGGAAGGTTTCTATTTCGTCTGCTTGCGTTTCAGAAACTTCAAATGTAAAGTTATAAATTTTTGGATTTTGATGTTCTGCTAATCCAAATAATATTCTGTGTTCAAACCCATCAGCAAAACGAATAGTTCTAGTATTTGGTGCAGATCTTTTCTGCTGTCCATAAGTAGGCTTTATTGAAGGAAAAGTAGCCATTATGCAAGTAATCCTCCTGGTCTTTGCTGCGATATTATTTCAGATTGTACTGCAACTGAGATAAGTCGGCCAAGCTCTCTTCCATCTGCTTCATTTCCTTCAACAGAAGAACCTGAAGCATCTACATTTACTACAATATTTGTTGCACTTCCCATATCAGAATTAGGAACTATACGCCCACCTGTATTTGGAACGAACATTTCTGGACCACGTTCTCCAACCATATAACTTCTTCCCGAACTAACAGGGCCACCATTTGCTCTGAAAAAACTTGAACCAGGAAATAAACTTCCTAAGAAAGCATTAACACCGAAGCTAATTAATTGTCTGGATATTTCGCCAAATACGCTGCGAGCAACATCTCCCAAAGTTTTTGTTCCATCTATAGCTCCTTGAATAGCATCAACTAAACCACTTTCTATGGTTGAACCAATACTCGAATAGAGTTCATTTATTTTTTTTAATTGATCTCTTGTTTTTATAAGATTTTCAAGTTGTTTTACTTGCTCTGGTGTTAAATCTTTAACTGCAATTTCCATTTTTTTAGCTGTTTCAAGTTTTAATTTCTCAATTTCTGCTCCCTGTTGACCTAACAAAAGTTGATTTTGTAAAAATGTATTTTGATTTTCTAAACTTTTTGTTGCAGCAATAAACTGTTCGTTTCTAAAGTTTTCTTTTTCTATTTGTTTACCTGTGACCGCTAAAAGTTTTTCTCTTTCTATAATTTCATTTTTTAATGCTTGTATTTTTCTGCTTCTTTTCTTGACCGCAGAAGCACCTTTAGCAGTAGTTCCTTCTAATCTTTCAAGTTCGCTCCTCATGTTTGCGAGTTCTGTGTCTCCTGTCAGATTTGCAAGTCTTGTATTTTCTGCTCTTTGTGCATCAACTAAAAACATTGACAAAAATGGAGCAATAGCAGCCTGTATTCTTGTCATTGCTTTTTTAAATTCATTACCAACTAAACGAGTAGCTTCTGCAAACTCTGTTAGATTCTTTACTCCTTGCTCTCCTATAGCATCGTTCATCTTTTCAGTAACTTCTGCTAATGCAACATGAGCACCATGAGTTTTTTCTATTAATAAAAGTCTTTTTTCTTCTACAGAACCAGCTAGACCTAAAGCAGTAGTAACAGCTTGAACATTAGGATTTAGCTCATCAAATGCTCTACCAAGCTCTGACATATTTTGTGCAAGAGTTGTTAACTGTTGAAGAACGGCAGTAGCAACAAGACCTCCTGCAAAACCACCCATTTTCCCACCAGCTTTAGTTCCTATAAAACCACCAGCAAAACCAGCAGCACCACCAGCTATTCCTTGTCCAAATAACAATGGAAACGCACCAGAAATAAGTCCACTTGATAGTGCTGCACCAGTTCCTTTTGGATTTCCCATAGGGAAAGGATTTCTACCGCCACCACCGCCACCAACTCTTCTTCCAATCATTCTTGAAAGAGCTATATTTTGTTTTCTTGCTTTAGTATTCTCAAGTATTGAAACTGTATCAAGATCAGTTTGACGAGTTAATCTCAAGGTAGCTGCTACTGCTGCTCTTTGTTTTTTTGAACCAATAGTTAAACTATTTGAATATTCTTGTAAGGCATCTATCGCTGCAAGTTGTTGATTTCTAGTTTTTCCAAAAACTCCTCTAGACTTGTTAACTGTTTTGACAAGATCTTCCATGTCTTGTCTATATTTTCTTAAATCATTACGAGCACCTTTTCCTCCTGCACCCCCTGTATTTCGGGGATTCATTATATCTATCTGACGAATATTATCTACACTTTTAGTTAATTGCTTTACTTTCGTATTTAATCTATCAAGACCAGACTGACCTTTTACTCTTAAATTTATATTTACTCCGTAATCAGCCACAGAAAAAACAAAACTTTACTTTAGTGTACCGCTTTTAGCGTTTTCTTGCTCGTGATTTAGTCTTTGCATCTTCATAAGCCTTATCTTCGTATTCTTTTTTTAACTCGTAGTAAGCAAGCCAGTTTATATATTCTTCTTGAGTTAATTTACTGGTAAGTTCTTGAATCGTCATTCCTAGTTCTGAAGCTAAGAAAAACACAAAAAACCAATCGTTTCTAGCTTTTTAAATCTGCTTTCGCTTCCTCCAATTTATATTGAGCACCAGAGTTTAACATCGCAAGTTGAATTTCTTGCAAAACACCAGCATTTATTTCTCTTCTCAATGATGCTCTATGTCCATCTTGAAATAATCTTTTACCATCTTTATCTAATGCTTTTTGAATCATAAGATTTAATGCAAAATCTTCACTTGATGCTGAGTCTCCAGACATTCCAACAATTGATTCTCTTTCTGCAATAGTTAATGGATTCCAGTAAATTTCTAAAACTGTTTCTTCTCCATCTTTTAATTCATACAAATATTTCTGGCTTACACCAAATTTGTTCTTGAGCAGTTCAATCGCTTCCATAAATTTATTAGATTGCTATTCTATTATACTAGGCGTTTGCTGAAAATTGACAAGATATTATTCCAATAAAATGACTTCTATCCTCTATTTCCAATGGAGTTGGACCATTAATATCTAATACTCTGGGTTTACAACTAAAAGTATCAGTGTAATTAGAAGCATTTACAGAAGTTAATCCGTCAATAACAGCTTCTCCTATCACAGATAAAACAGAAGTACCTTTTGATTTTGGAACGTAAACATTGCATTGAATAATACCAGCATAATAATCTGAAGCTGCTCCCTGATTTTGTAATGTTGACTGCGTAAAGTTTACGCTCATCAAAATATACTTTTTACTTTTTCCTGGAGTTACAAAATGAACATTATCATAAACCATCTCAACAGTATTATCTGCTGCTGCAACTGCATCTGTAACTGCTTTTTCAAACGCTGCTCTTGTGTTTACTAAAGTCATGCTTCAAAAAATGTTGATGAAATACCTGAGTACTTCTCAGAAACTTCTGATTCTATAAATATCTTACCTTTATCTGACATATTTTCTTTTATTAAACGACCTAACTGACCTTGAACAAATCTTTGAATCTCTCCGCTTTCTAAAACATATTTTGAATATTCTGCTTTGTTTCCAATCCAAACCGCTTTTCTATAATTAAATATTCTTTTGCCCGAACCTACAGGAAATCTTGGTTTAACAACTGGTCTTGGAGGTCTAATCTTTTGACCTTTAGAAAATGCTTTCCATACTATCCTTCTTTGAGTTGCCCAGGGTTCATAGTTTTCTACCTTATGATTAGGTATTACTGGACTATTTTGTGCCTTCCAACTAGAAGCAAAGAATCCTGTGAATACAGGCATTGTTGTTGGTTCAGTTTGATTTCGATTAGATAATTCAAAATGAACATCTTTTATAAGATTATTAAAATCTCTACTAATCTTTTTATTCAAATCTTTGGGTAAGTCTTTTAAAAATTTTGTTGCCATTAGAACCGCACCAAAATAATGAAGAGGTAAACTTGTCCGCCTCTTTTTGTATCAACATCAACTATCTGTGCAACTCTATTTGAACCAGCATAACTTAATGTAATTTCATCATCTAAATCTGCCTGATTATCTCCTATCTGATCTGGTGTTATGTATAACCTTGCCTGTCTCATTTCCTGACCAGTTTCTTCTTCTGACCTAATAAAAGATATTGGAACTTTAATACTATAACTAGTATCAGTTGTAGTCAAAGCTCCTGTAGAAGTGTTGTAAGAAGGAGATGTTTTTTTTGTATAAGTAATACTGTAATCCTGTGATGCACCTAACTGAGATACAACACTTTTAGCTGCGTTTTTAAATAGTGAATCTAACTGCCCTGCCATTATCCTCTAACCACTCTAAGTTGAAAACTACCAGCACCACCAAGCATATATGCTCCGAGATAACTTTGTAACCAAGGGTAAACATCAAGAATATTATTTATAGATCCTGTTCCCTGACTATCAGTATTGTATTTTACTTGCAAATCTCCTAACTGCACTTCAGAAAAATTACCATCTTTACCAGTAGTTCCTGTAATCGCATCAGTATCATTTGCTAAAGCTCTAGCTAATTCATATTGTGCATATTTAATTCCTTCAGGAATTTTGGAACAAGCTAATTCAACACCATCAACCTGATAATTATTTCTTGGAAATTTTAATGCCTGTCCATCATCACATCTATCTCCATAAAAAACTAAGGTATCAATCC